AAAAAATCCCCCACCAGCCTAAGCCAGTGGGGGAAGTTTCATCTACCTATTTAGTTACCGAAAACGACCAAAACTAGTAACACGGCGACCACTCTCAGACTGACCAACTGCTACATAACGACGATTCCCAGAACCACCGATATAAGTAATCCAGATATACCCATCCACATCACACCAACCATCATAGTTGATTTCTTGACCAGCAGTATACACCGCCACGATTTCAGCACCAAGACCCGCACCAACACGGACATTAAGAGCCGACACTTCCACCGTAAAAATTCCTACCTCTTCGTTGATAGTCACCACACCATCAAACGGCGCAGGCGTAGAAACAGGCGCCTGTGGCGTATCATCCGTAGGAAAGTAAAACCAACCCACGATACCAGAAAAGTCACGAGTATTATACCGAGCAGGACCACCCACATAAAGACTATCAGCATTCCCATCGATATTCTGCTCTATCGTTCGCATAGTATAGCCATCACTATCCTCAATAACCAGCCCCGTATGACCATAGACATGCCCATAGATATAAGTCGTATCCATAACAAAGACCGCACCACGTCGTGGACGACTATCAAGATTCCCCTCTTGATTGTACTCCACCTCATAGCCCAACCCAGCAGCCGAGTCAAGCAAATTAATCGCATTCCCCCAAAGAGCCTGACCAAAAAAGTTGATAGAAATAGCATTAGGCAAATCCACACACTGCGTACCATAAGCCCCATCAGCGTCCGTCCCAACCCCTGCATCTGCTAAGTTTTGTGCAAAAAGCACGACATCATTTACTCTTGCCATTATATTCCTCTTTCCTTATTGTTTCTTCATCTCAGCAAGCGCCCATTCAATAGCACCCGAGATCTGTTCCTCACTAAACTTCCCAACCAACCGATTCGCTCGTATACGTTGCTGTATCAAACGCATAGCCAGCTCCTTTTTCTCATGACTAGGATTCCCAAACTGTTCCGCATATCCCACCGCTTGCTCCGCCCAAGTCAGAAACATTGCAATATTTTTATTCTTAGTATGAGCTACCAACAAACGAATAACATAAAACGCCACAGCTCCGATAACACCACTTTCCCATAAAGCTTGTAACAATTGGATCATTACGCCCCCTCCTTACTTTGGATAAGCTGCTTCAACTCCCTCACATCTTCCCCCAAACTCTTCACCTGCTCAGCCAGAACGAGAATAGCCTTATTCTGCTCATCATGATTATCAAGCCTCCGATTAGCCGACTCCTTAAACTCACGTAGACTCTCAATATCCTTTTCCATAATCGTAATACGATTCTCCTGCTTCGTCGTACGATCCTTCATAGAAAAGTAAAGCACAACCACAGGAACAAGAGAAAACATCAACTGAACCAGCATCTTTTCATATCCCGGCATAAACACCTCCTACTCTCTATGCTCAGAGCTTGGATCAGCCCAGTTAGGATTTCCCTCTGCATCAAATTTCATGATATAAAACTCCTGATTAAACAAATCCGTTACATTAATAGTCGTGGTTGTCCCACCCCACTGATTAAACGCCCAAACAGTCTCAACATCCTTAAACTGACGACGCCCATTGATAACTACAGGACGCTTTTGGACATCACGATACATATAAAAATCATTACTTGCATTCTTACAACGAATGAACTCCCCATTTTCTTTCATGTAATGCAAAGCAGTCGCAAGATCAAACGGTTCCGTAATTTTTGTCAGATCTAGCAAGTTATCTGTGTTTTGAGTTGTTTCTGTCATCTTCTATTCTCCTTTTTCAGCCGGATTCGTTTTCTCATCAAGCAGAGCTTCCAGCTCCATCACTCTTGCCTGAAGTTCAGTATTTTCCTGAGCCAATCGCTGTTTCTCTTCATCAGCCTCCGTCAACTGGATAGCCAACAAGTTTTTAGTCGTTGACTCATTGACCAACCGGTCCGTGAGCTCGTTAATCGTCAAGCCTAACGCCTGATTAAGTTGTTGTTCTTCTTGATTCATGATTATCCCTTTCTATCTTAGAACCCTGATGGATAATAGTCGTAAGAATCCGCATTAGGACCCTTAGAAAAGTTTCCGTTAAAAGCATTTAAAACATCTCTTAGCGACGTATAGTTTCCATTTCCTTTTAAAATCCAGACATCACCAACCTCGATGCGACTATTACGCTCAGCACCCCGATTGTGTGGAGCGATTTTCAAGCCCGAATCAAGCGTCTGAACATCCCAGCCATCTGGATTATCATAAGCAGAGCTAGCCAGTCTGATTTCATCACCAACCACATCCACCGAGTCAACCTGTGGACCGTTCCAAGCACGAATCCCGACAAATCCACCATCATTCGAACTTTCACTGCCCCAACGATTCGACCCGATAACCGTCACACCAGCGAGCCCCTTACCATCCACACGTCCTGTCGCAAACTTGACAAATTGAGTCGGATAACCACTCAAAACTCGTTTCAGCGCAGCCTGATCAGTGTAGTAAAGTATCTGACCATTATTCATCAGGATTTCCATAGCATTGTTCAGCGCTCTAAAAACTCCGCCTGAAATCCGATTCGCCGACAAAGTCACCGATTGAACTTGATTAATGAAAGCCTGCTTAGCAAAAAGCTGTTTCAAGTAAGCTTCGTTCGCCATCAGCTTATCAAAAAGCGCTTGATCAACTTTTAACTTCTCAGCCGTGACAGCCTCAGCCGCCAAATGCTTCGCTTCAACAGCACCCGACTGAACCTTCCCAGCAGTAACCGAGTTCGCAGCCAACTTTTGCGTAGTAACACTTCCGTCAACGATGACATCCCCCGTGATACGCATCAGCTTCGTAAGAGCCGTGATAGAGTCAGGTTCTAGCTTAAAGAGAGAAAAAAGCGTCCTTCCTTTAATCTCCTTCCCCGCTCCCAAAAGGATACGGTCATCGCGGATTTCAATCTCCGACTTCTTCAACGCTCCACCTTCCAAGCTCGATACCGCCGCCTTGATAGTATCCGCCTTTTGATCTAAATTCGATAACCTCGTACTTGTCGTAGCAAGATTTCTCTCAAGACTTGACACCTTAGACGAAATCCCGTCCACCGTCTGCTTATAACTAGCCAGCTTAGTATCCACATAATCCTGACTATTTTCAGGAGCAGGAGACCAAGGTGTCGCCCTAGTCCCCTTTTCGATTTTAAGAAGCTTAGTATGCACCTTATAACGACTAACACCGTCCACACGAACATTCAGCCACCAAAAATTATTTCCAAGCATCTGCTCCGTCAAAGTCACATCATACTCTATCTTGCGCCAGTTGATACCAGCGCTCAGATTACCGATAGAATAAGCAAAAGGATTCCCAGCATTCCACTGCTTAACATCCCCCCACGATTGCAAAACAGCCGTAGCCGTCCTTCCTGTGAACAACTGAACATCATCAATAGAGATTTCCATACTCACATGAAGCTTATCCCCCACGACCAAACCAGATGCCATCACCTTATGTAAATCAGTATTCAGATTAACACCATCAGAACCCGCAACCGTGATAAAATCCGTCCAGTCCTGACTCGTGTTTAAAGCACGATTAACACCGTCTGAACCGACCTTACCAACCTCAACTTGGAACCGCTGATTCGTCAGCACCATCTGAGCGATATTATTAGCAATCCCATTATCAGTATTGCCCAAGATACGCTCGTAAAGCTGACTCGTTTCTCGCACTCGCTGAAAGTCCGCTTGATTCGCCTTACCATTCACAACTGTTTGTATCGTCGCAAAGCGCCCCTCTACCGTTTCCTTATACTCAGCCAGCTTAGTATCCGCATAGTTCTCAAAGTTTTCAGGAGAAGGCTGATAAGCCCGCTTCATCGTGCCTTCATAGACATCAATTTCAGTAAGCCAAACAGTCGCACTCTGCCTATCACTAGAACCAAGATGATCAAACCGCAAAGAAAAACCATCATAGTCCCCACTATTAAACGACACCGTGAACCGCTCAGCCCGATGGGGAGAAAGCCTCTGTTGAAAAACCTCTAATGTCTTTTTCCAAGCATGGTCTTTGTTGGATAACAAACCAACATAAACTCGAAAACCAGACACATTACCTGACATAAAACCAGTAAAAGAAAGTGTATAATCCGTATTCTTCTTGAGTTGATTATAGCGATTCAGCTGGATATAGCACAATCCAGCTTCTTTCGTATCAATGGTGAATAGTGGAACAGAGCTGTTCTTGTAAAAACCATGAGTTCGGTTTGTGAACCATTTTCCGTTCGTTCCGCCCCAGTTCTTATCTCCTAACTCTGCAGCGCCGTTAATAACTAGATTAGGGCTACCTTGATAAAGCTCTTCAAACCGTCGATTAACCCCTCGCACATCCTCCGTATACTGACTTTTCGCTACATAGCTTTGAGAGACATTTGTTCGCTCAGCCGCAATCTGCCGTGCCGTCTCCTCACGACTATACCGCTGCAAGCTCTCTTGTCGCTGACCATCCTTAGAGATATACGTTTCCGCACTCGTCATTCTAGTAAGAATGCCGTTCGCTTTCGTCTCAACTTCTGTCAACTTGCTTAAAGTGTTATTCGCTCTTGTCTCTAGATTTCCAACCTTAGTAGACACACCAGCCAAATTCGTCTCTACCTGCGTGATTCTGCTCGCCTTATCATCAGCTGATTTAACAGATTGCCTGATTTTACCTAACTCTACATCAAACGCACTTGAGCTGACCTTATCCCGTCCTAACTGCTCCACGCTTAGATTGATAGAGTTTACCCCCTGTTGAAGGCTAGAGACAGTCGTAGCCGCCTGATTCGCCCTTTCTTCCAGACCACTAATCTTACTAGAAAGCCCATCCGCTTTCAAGCGAAACTCAGACTGAACCGCACTAATTTGCGCCTTATCATCCTCCGGAGAAGGTTGAAACGGCCGAACTGTCCCCCCCTCGTAGAGGTCGATATCTCCAAAGTACAGATAAGAAGGATTCGCATCTCTTTTTCCACTATTATCAAAACGCAGATAAGCCTCGTCCATCTCGCCCGAGTTAAACTCAAAAGACCGCTCCAAAACCCCATAGCTAGGCAAAACATTCCCCCTAGCGACTAGCTTAACCAGTGTATAATTCTGACTCTCCCCCTTCCTTCTCCCTAGCAAGTAGATAGTATATTGAGAGATATTATCAGACGTAAAAGCCACATAATTGACCCTGTAAGTTGTATTCCTCTTCAGCAAAAAACGAGAAGACGAAGCTTGAGCCGTACCACTCGTTAAACTCTCCAACACAAAAAGATTCCGTTGCCCATTGTAATAAGCTTCATGTTGCCCAGTTCGCACCGTAGGACGAGCCCCAACCGTCCAACCACTCCACCCATCAACAGTAGCTGGAGCGCCACCATTTTGAACCAAGTTAGGCCCCACAAGAACCGTCGTAAACCGAGCCAACAACTCTTCATTATTTCGATTGTAATCAGCCAGATTAACCTTACCATTTAACCCAGCTTGAGCGCTTTCCGCCAAGCTCTTAGCCGTTCTTAACTCGCCCTCTGCAGTCGTCAACCGTGCTTTCGTATCATTTAGCGATGAAGTCTGTTGCTGGATAGAACCCATCAAGTTTTGAACAGAACTTGAAAGATTCCGCTGAGCCGTTTCAGCATTCGTTCGCACCGTTGCCAAGTCACGACTCATACTGGATAAGTCCACTCCGACTTGACCCAGCTTTCTCTTTGCCTCTTCCAACTCCCTCCGAGCCTCTTTCAAGCCATTCTTCTGCTCTTCTGAAAGCCTATTCGCTTCCTTCCGATTTTCAGCAACTTGCGCCTGTATTTCCCTATCTAGCTCTGCAGCATACTTTTCAGCAGCCGTTTTTGATTTCTCGATAGCATCTGTGATTTCGTCCTTCAGAGCATCCGCTTGTCGAGTAAAACTTCTATCTGCATTTTCCAGTTCCTTAGTAAGTCGTTCTTCAAAATCCTGTACTAGAGTTCCCGTTTCGGACTTAACTGTGTCACTTACTAGATTTCCTAAAGCACCACCAAGCGACCCTTTCACCACCCCAAAACCAACCGACTTAAGCCGTTTCCCCATCGGACTGTAATGGTACTTGGTGATTTTTTTGCGCATATCCATGTCAAATGCCTCATGGTAAACAGACACCACATCGTACAGCTTGACAGCTACATCGCCAGTCCCTACCACATCTAGCTCAAGGCTATCCTCGATAAGGTCACAAAGAGTGTTTTTGTAGTAGTCTTTCCCGTACTGAGTCAGACTAGCTAGGTCTTTCACATCTTCATCTGTCACTTCCATATCCGATTCATAAACGTTGACATACTGGCTGATAAGGGGACTATCCACCGTCACTCGCAACCAACGCTCCCGCCGATTATCCCCTTCTCCTTCTTCGATTTTCTTTCGGAAGTGAATCCTTGTTCGCAACTCCTTAGTAGAGGTCGTTTGCTGGTAGCTCCTCATGTTTTTCTTATACATAAAGAGTGACTCATTTTCAGAGCCACCGTTTTTAAGCAGTCTGACTTGATACTTGTCCCGCACCAGGTCGCCACCCCACTGTCCTAAAATCGAGTGCTTATCCTTGACCAACACATCCATTGCAGACCGGTCCGCCACATTAAGCGTATGCCGATCTGATATATCTGAAAAGAAAGAAAAAGGACTATTCCGAAGGATAGCCCCAGCTAGACTGGACATGACCACATTCCCAACCACCTTATCCACATTGACAGAGCTGATAGAGTAGTGATGGAGTAGGGTCATGACTTGGTTCGCATAGACCGTCACATAGCCATGTTGCTTGACCACTTCAAATATCGTAAACAACTGCTCTCCGTCCAAGTCATCAGCTAGTAAGAGCATTTCTTCTTTCAGCAACTTCCACTTCTCATCAGATGTTGGAAACTTAAACGTGAGCTGGTAGGTGCTAGCGTCTTCCTGTACGATGTCATCATCATAACAGCCATTTAGAGGGAAATTTCCCTCAGCTAGATAGATCACACTTTATACCTCCAATTTCCTTTTATCGTGATTTTTTGGATGTTCCCGGTCACCGCCACCCCCGATATTCCTACTGGAATTTCAAAAAATGGCCCCCGTTTTCGAATGGTGTTCCTAACATATCCGATTTTGTCATAGACATTCTGTTTCTTATGCCGACAGTCAATCGTGGCTTTAGTATCTAAGGTCAACTGCATGACCTGTTTACCGATTGTTAAGCTGACCTCTCCTGAACCTTCCAACACGATGACAGGTTCTGAAAAAACCGTACCAGGATTGGTAAGACTGCCATTTCCAGTCAAGGTTATATCAGGTGGATTCTTGACATATCGAAACGGTTGCATGTTGAGTTTGACCGTCACCTCCCAGCCTCCCTTGCCCTTGGGTTTGATGTCCCCTTCGAGCAAGTCAGCGTAAAAGACAGAGTCCGTCTGGTAGCTAAACTCCAACACATTATCCTGAGCCTGAAACTTCTCCAGCAAGGTCAGAGCATCCGCATAGCGAACGATGAACAGCTTGATAGTCCTATCATAGCTATCAAAAGCCCCGTCGGGCAGATTGTAACTCCCATTGACACCATGGAGGGTGACCTTCTCCGCAAAGCGAGGACTGGCAAGTTTGATGTCGCCAAAGTCCATGACCACACTATTTGTAAATCTAGCCGTAGAAAAGCCATTTACAACCAGATAGTTAAACGCCATCAGATACCTTCCCTTCTCATGATACTACCTTGATATTGCCAAGAGCTCTGTGCGATAGACTGCCCATCTAAGTACACGTCAGACGGCTTGTTCAGTAGTTGACCCAGCCAATCATCTAAACTTGACCTTAGAATGGCAATCTCAGACACAACATTTTGCTCCATTTTGCCCATTTGTCCAGAGGACAGCGCCATCGTCGCATTGATGTCCCGACTTAGGACAGGACTGCTTGCCGTGACGTCAAATTCTTCACCGTCAAAGATATCAGACAGCTCACCAGCCATACCGCTGACTGTCGATTTAACACCCTTAAAACGTTCTTGCAAGCTCTTGTCAAACCCACCCATGATAGCATCACCAGCAGGGATGAGGAGCTTGCGGTCGTACTCGATAGGACCCTTGTGGTCACGGATCCAGCCAGCGATACCACCGACAAAGTTTTTAATACCTCCCCAAACAGACTTCAAACCATTTAAAAATCCATTTAGGATAGCACTGCCTGCACTAAACAAATTAATATTAGCAAGACCGCTAAAGATGCCCGTTACCTGCGATACTAGGTTAGACACACCCTGAACCATGTTATTCCACGCATTCTGAGCACCTTGGATAAGCCCGTTGATGATATTTAGAACAGAGGATTTCAAAGCCTCCCATGCACTCGATGCCGTTGATTTGATAGACTCCCACAGCCCAGACAGGAAGCTCATAAAGCTATTCCAAGTATTCTGCGCACCTTGTACCAAACCATCGATGAGATTAGACACCGTGGACTTTATCCACTCCCAAGCGCTAGACGCTGCGTTTTTGATAAAGTCCCAGATAGCAGACAGAGCGTTGGAAAATCCTTCAAAGGTAGCCTTGCCATAGCCAACGATGGCATCCACAACACCAGAAAAGTAGGTTTTGATACCATCCCAAACCAGAGAGACAGCGTTCTTGATACCGTCCCAGATAAGACCCAAGTCAGCACCCAGCTGGGTAAAGTTCCCCGTCACCAGGTCGATAACGATAAGGACAGCACCCAGCACAATAGACTTGATAAGCTCCCAAGCCCCCTCAAAGACCATCTTGATGCCGTCCCACATCTGAGACAAACCATCTTTCATACCATTCCAGAGGTTCATAAAACCATCGATGAAAGGTTGCACCACCGTGATGATAGCCGTCGTCAGCATAGTCCAAGCCGTCGTTGCAGTTGTTTGAATACCTGTCCAGAGATTGGTGAAAAACTCCACCACTCCGTTCCACATATTCTTGACAGCTTCAACTGTGGCATTCCAGACCTCAGTCACACCCGTCCAAAGGTTGTTGGCACCTTCTGAGATACCAGACCAGAGATTGACAAAGAAGTCCGCAATCCCCTGCCATGCCTGCTTGATCCAATCCACAAAAGCAGACCAGATCTGCCGACCAGTTTCTGTTTGGGTAAAGAACCAGACAAGAGCAGCCACCGCTGCTGCAATCCAGCCAACTAGTGGAATAGACGCAATCGCCGTTGTCACAGTCGTAGCAAAACCTGACACAGCTACCTGCGCGATTGTCAATATTCCTTTGATGCCACCTAAAGCACTGATAAAATTAGCAATCTTGACAACGGGCAAACCAACTCCTAGAGCTACAACCGCAGTTTTCAGTAAATCACTTGCAATTTGATTATCTTTGAAAAATTGCGTAACTTGTTTTAACATTTCCGACGCATCACGCAGGAAACCAGTCAGCCCCTCAAAGGCAGCGCCCAGCAGATTGACACTCGTCTCACTACTAGCGATACCCAGCAGGTCGCCGATAAAACTTCCCACGATACCAGCGATATTACCAATGGTCGCTCCGATATTCTCAAAGGTCACACGGATATTTTCACCGATATTGACAATCTGGCTAGCTACACTCTCATCGATCCCCAAGGCTTTCAGAAAGTCAATGTTGTCTTTCTTACTCAATGAACCGAAAATCATGTCATAAAACGTAGAAAAAATCCCCGTCAACTTATCCAGTTCATTCATAACCGTCTCAGCTATCTGATCACCAAATATAGCTGACAAGCCTTCCTGCAAAGCAAAACCGATAATCGTAGGAATACCTTTTAAGATATTTCCTACCATTGGGATGAAATTATCTAAAATAAAGGTTTTCGTCGTATCATACAAAGCTCTCAGAGACGGCTGGATATCCTCGCCCAGCGCCAGTTTACCCAGCACATTCTGCGCAGCTGCCTTCATCGCAGCAAAAGACCCACTAAAGGTCTGTGCCGCCTCCTTGGCAGTTGTCCCTGTGATATCCAGATTTTCTTGTATAGCGTGGATGGCGCTATACACATCGGACAGATTATTGATGTCATACTTGACACCAGTCAGCTTCTGAGCGTCCGCCAGCAGGCGTTCCATCTCAGACTTCGTACCACCATAACCCAGCTTGAGGTTATCCAGCATGGTATAGTTCTGCTTGGCAAATCCCTGATAAGCGTCTGTGATACGGTCCATAGAAGTCCCCATCTTGTTGGCATTATCAGACATGTCAATCATCGCCATATTCGCTACATCAGCCGCCTTCTCCGTGTCGCCGCCAAGAGACGATAACAGACTGGCGCTAAAACTGGTCACGTTTTCCATGTAGCTATTGGCAGACATCCCCGTTGTACGGTATGCCTCGTTAGCGTAGCTTTTGACCTTATCCGCCGAACCTTTGAAAAGTGTCTCAATCCCTCCGAGAGATTGCTGGAGCGCTGCCCCTTCTGACAAGGACGCCGCAAAAGCCTTCCCGATACCAGCTGACGCCACGATACCCGACACCGCCTTGACCAGAGTAGAGCCGAGGCTCATACCAGCACTCTGACCAGCGGCAGTCGCTTCAGGATTGATGATTTTCTGGATAGCTCCACTGATACCCTTAGCAGACGGCATAATTTGCACATACGCCTTCCCTAGTTCTGTCGCCATCAGTCCTCACCTCCCATCTCTTCCAGTAGTTTCTGACGATAGATTTCAAACTCCTCACCAGATGCAAAGACCATCTCCTCCCTTTCCTTGACCTGCTGGGTCAGAGAGTCGAGGATAGACTTGGGCTGGTTGCGCCCCTTGGCTGCGTCCTTGGTCTTCGCCCAGACTAGCTGAGAGAGACGGTCAAAGATACCAGCCCAGAGCATGGTGTCAAAGGCGACCCTCTGACCACTCATGACCAGCTTGATCCGACTATCCTCACGCAGACCATAAGCAAAAACAGCCACTCGCCATGCAGGTAGCTGTCGATAGTCGTAGATACCATAGGTCTCAGCTAGGTCGCAGACCAGCGCATCCTCGTCGGTCTCTAGCATCTTAGCGAGGAAAGTTATTTTTTTACCGCTTCTTGACTGGCAAAGATGTCCTTGATTTCTTCGCTCATCTTGTCCATCGGTACCAGCCCTTCCTCGTCACGGACATGGTCTTTCAGAGCCTCCGCTTGACTACCCAGCAAGAGCTTGATCAGTTTGGGTAGGACGAGGGGATTAGTATCTACCTCAGCGATAGCCTCTACCAGCTCATAGTTTTCCATACGAGAGCGCGGGATTTCAAATTCAAATCCCGTCGCTGTCTTCCCTTTGATAGAGTTCGTATAGGCAAGCGTTGCTGACGCTGGAATCTTTCCACCAAAAAGCACAACCGCTGGTTCTTTTGTCACTTCTTCCATGCTTAAGCTCCTTTCTGGATATATTCATAGTGAGTGTTCCCCTCATCATCAGGGAGAGCGGATACCTTGGTTTCATAGCCCACCGCCTCAGCGTCCTTGTAGGCGATTTCTCCGATTTCCGTCACCTTGCCTTGAGGGATGACAATCCGTTTCAGGACACCGTCTTTCAGCACCATATCCGCTACGAGGACATGAGCTGTCAGCTCCTTACTGTTTGCCTTGATGGTGATACCCGTATCCAACGTCCCACTAACATTATCCGTACCATAGATCTCTTTCATCACGTCCACGTTGAGCGACTCGATGAGCGTATAGCCAAAGGTATCCTTCTTGCTGGTCTGACTAGACAGCACCACATCACCACCCCAAGCGGATACATCTTCGCTCTCTGGTGAGTTTTCATTAGTCATCCCGTCCTCCGAGATATAGCCCAGACTCTTGAAAGCCTCTCCCAGCTTACTTTTGGCATTAGTTGGGAGCGTCGTTCCCAACGGCGCTGAGTAGATAGCACCTCCTACCTTGGGCTTCGCAGCCGTTACCAGCTCAGACCCTTTTTTCACTGCAACTGCACTTGTATCTGATTGTGCCATAACACCCTCCTTTTAAAAATAATAAATATCATATACCGCCTGATAGCGGTACCGCTTGGTCTCCGTATCGGTAAAGTTATAGTCACTGTTTAGCCGAACACCGCTGATGGCATCCAGCCCGATGAGACTGTCCACCGCTACCTTGACCGCTTCGTTGAGCTCCGCCGCCTCTTGCATCGAGCCAGCATAGCTTTGAAAAGTAAAAGTGGCAGACCGTGCAAAGTCACGCCTACCACTCCCAGTCTTTTCGATGAGGACACAACGCTCAGGCATATCCTCCTCATGTTCATAGAAAGACGGCACACCCAGCTGACTATCTAGGTGTCTCTTGATTACCTTTTCGATCATCTAGCGCACCGCCTTTAGTAGTGTATTGTTTTTGAGATTGTCCTTCTTCGCCTTGTAAGTCTTGGCACTGACTGACACATTGGCACGACTTTTCCCCACATAGAGGTCTTGCTCATAGCCATCGCCACAGCGATTTTTGATTGCCGTAGCGTGCTTGTTCAGCACTGTTATCATAGCGCCCGACTTCATCAGCTCAGCCACACCAGCACGGTTCAGCTTAAACTTGAGATTACTCATACCTCTCCACCATCACTTTCTTGTTCCAGTCCAAGGGGATTAAGTGGTCGATGCCCTCCATAGGCAAGCCCACCGTCTTCCACCTCCGACCAAAGAAACGAACCTCACGCCCCTCCCAAGTATGCGTATCCCCCTTGGGAATACCTAACGTGTAAGTCCCTTTCCTACCCGTCAGATTGAGCTGGTTGATGACATTATCAGCAGACGACGTCGGAGCGACAAGGACATTCTCCACCTCGATTTCCACATCACGGTAGATAGGATGACCAAAGTCATCCCGCCCCTCCATGACCTTGTCAATGAGGATAACTGTGATTCCCTTGATTCTCGCCATAGATGTCTAACACTCCATACTTCTGCTTTTTGACCAGACCCAGACGGCGTAGCTCACTATCCTTGATAAAAAGACCCCCACCAGGTACCAAAAACGACCCACTCCAAGAGTAGCCAAGAGCACTCTCACTCGCTTGGGTCATAGGCTCTTGGTCCGTTGAGGTCATCAGCGTCCGCGCCACGATGTCCACCGTCACAGACTTGAGGACGAGAGCATAGCTCATGTCGTAGGCTGCCATCTCATCCAAGTTCTTACCAAACTTGTCCGCTTCCACACGCAGAGACGCAGACACGACCTTGAGCAATTCCTTAGCACGCTTCTCCTCATCAAACTTGAGAGACCGCCACAAAGACTGAACATCTTCAACCGTCGCAAAGTCCTTCATGGCTAGCCCTCAGACTGATGTTCCTTCAGTAGAGCCTGTAATTCAGCCTTATTAGCTTTCTTGTCGTACTCTACCCCCAGCTCATTCAAGCGAGATTGCAACTCAGCAACCGTGAGCTCTTTGTCCTTCTTGTCAGTTACTTCTTCCCAGTTACCTGCCAATTTACAATCAGAAGAAATAACTACGCCAGTTTCTGTATGTGTATATAGTGCCATTTTTTATACCTCCTTAGGCTTTCACACGAGCAAAAGCATTCTCATCAAGAATCCCCCAGCCAATGTAAGCTTCTGCACGCAACAAAATCTCGTTATAGGCTTTCAGGTCACGACCAGAGCCATCAGGGTCACCGTATTCGATGATTTCCATCGGGATGTTTTCCGCATAGCCCCACTTAAAACGATTTTGGAAATCCCCAACGATAACATGGTCCGTCTCAGCTGTACCACCTTTTGCGACCAAGTTCTTGTTGATGTCTGACTTCATACCGTAGAAAGAGTCAGGGTTTTGCCCAAAACGGAACTCAGGATACTGCACCACGCCGTTGACTTTCAGCTTAGCCAGAGCCTGACCAGCAGCTGGAGACAAAGCAAGACCAGTCACCTCACCACCAAGAGCTACGATTTGTTGCACAGCAGCGTCGATGTTATCATCAATTCTTCCTTCCTCAAAGGTAACAATGTTCCCAGTGATAACCCCATCAAAAGAATTTGTCGCACGGAAAGACGCATCTGTCATAGAGCGAGGTTCCAAACCATGGATAGCAGCAAGGTCAAAAGCCTCCGCCATCTTCTTAGCGAAACCATCCATAAATTGAGACAGATATTCAACTTGTTTTTCCTCTGATGCATGCTTAAATTCATCAGTAATACGAGCTTGATAGACAAACTTGAGCGGATTGATAACTTTGCTAGTGAGAACAGCTTTCCCAGCTTGTTTCAACTCACCCTCACCCACGATTTGAGCATTGCCCTCAAGGTTAAAGATGAACTGTTCCACCCCATTAAACGGGATAGGAGTCTGACCTGATAGATTGGCAAGAACAGATTTCCCCTGCACCTTACTGATCAGTTCTTTTACAAGCTCAGGTTTAAACAATGAACCTGATTTTAGTGAATTATTTGTTTGTGACATCGTTTATTCTCCTTTCGGTTGCAATTCACGCAACATCTGCTTCATCTGAGAGGTTTTATCATCTCCCAGCGACGGTTCGGTTTCCTTGAGCGGTGCAGAAGGTAGATGAGGCTTGAGATACCCAGCCAGACGCTCCGCATCTAACACCAGACTCGCCTCATCATCACCCTGCAAACGCTCCGCAAGGTCATAAGGCAAGCCATGCTGTAAAGCGATCTTAGTCCGCAAGCTCGCCGTCTCATAACCAGCCAACTGCGCCTTCAGCTCAGCGATTTCCTGCCCAGACTTGTCCGCACCACCCTTAGCGTCCTCGAGGGACGATTTCAGAGCACCGTTTTCCGTCTCCAACTCAGAAACACGAGCCTTCAGCTGGTCATAATCACCAAACTTGTCACGCTCACGTCTGATGCGCTCCTTGATGATATTGTCCAGCTCTTCCTGTGTTTCAATTACTTTAAATTCTGACATATTGCTACATCCTTTCTCAAGAAAGATACCAAGCCCGTAAAATGCACAGTGAAAATAGGAAATTCACGCTGTGAGCGATGCTCACAAGGGAATTTATCTTTTTCACCCAGCATTTAGGGCGGGTTCAATTCCTGCTTTCCCGGCAGTTCGGTAATTTTTGAGCATCAAAAAAAGCAGTCTCTCAACCGCTCCTTCTAATAACTGATTTTCTGCTTTTTCTTAGGCTTGACCGTAGCACAAGCCCAATGTGCCAGCAAAGCACTATCCATCAAAGAAATATCCATATCCGCAAAATGACTCCGATAGCCAAAACCACCATTTGAACCGATATTACGCTTTTCACAGTTGGTGACCACCTTGGTCAAGGACGGCTGACCAGCATGGCAGAGAGTCTTTTGATAGATACCCTGTTCCCACATAGAATTAGCAACGATGATTTCCTTCACCGTTGGCAGGATAACGTTCTTCACACGCTCCTTTCTCAACTCCTCATCTAGGATTTTCTGACCGCTTGCCCCATCGACCACGACCTGCGCCACATCTGCCCGCTTCAAGAAAGCCACCAGCCAGTCGTTCCCGTTACGGATAGACTGGCAGTCGATTGTCTCGATAAAGACCCGACCATCATCAGCACGTACCGCCACACTCATAGCCACGTTCGTGCCGTCCTGACCATACTTGATACCGACAAAGAGCTTACCAGCAAAGCGAGGGAGTTCCTCAACCTTCAACTCATTCCACTCCGTCTCTGAAATGGCTGACTTCTGGTTGTACTGAGGCCAAAAGCCCAAACGCTGCACATTATGGTCTAGCTTGTCCTCCCCTAGCTCCGCTTCTATTTTCCGCTCGTTCAAATGGTAGCCCATAGACGGATTCGAGTTGTACCACGCCTCCACATCGTTGATGTCCTTTTCAGTATCAACCGACCACTCCGCCCAGCCCGAGTACTTCCCCTTACCAAAGAGGCAGGTTTCCCTGAACTTAGTAAAGACCGTACCACTCGACACAGGCGTAGGAGGTGTCCCACACATGACCGTCATCGGGTTATCACTATCCGTAACCGTGTACTTGAGCGCCGACTCCTGTTCTGTAGTGTACTCCTGAGCCTCATCGATGATGAGCAGGTCAAATCCCTCACCCAGACCACCATTAGAAGTCCGAGTACGAAACTGCACCACACCACCAGTCGAAAAAAGCTCGATACGCTCCTGACCCTTCGCACGGATAGAACTAAAGTCCTCCCCATCCACATAGCCCATCTTCTCCAGATACCGCTTGACCTTCTCAAAAGAAGAGTGAGACGTAGAGATACGATGAGCCGTATGCAAAACGTTTAAGCCCGCATGCAGCCCATCGATTTCAAGGATATAAAGGATTTCAGACTTCCCATTCCGCCGAGGAATCGAGTAACCAAACTTCTGATGCACCCAAAGACCATTCTTGTCCACCGCCATCATCGGCAAAAGTAGGTTCTTCTGCCAAGCGTAGCAAGACAACCCCGTCCGCTCATACAGCTCAATCGCCCGATTCGCCAATGAATTTTTCTTGACGTGCTTTAAAATCACCGATTGAGTAGGATTCTGATTGCCAAGTTTCTTCTTCCTCGCCATTCTAACGTCCTTTCAATCGTTCTCGCATGATAACCCTATCGCTGGGATGACTTAATTAATTACGTTTAAAATATAGTTTTTAGCAACATCTAGCATTCCCAACGCCTGCAAACTACTTTCCCAGCTATAGCCAAGATTTATCTCACCATCTTTATCCAAAGAAACTACCAACACCGAAGTATAGTTATGACTAGCCTCAAGATTTTCCTCCAAAATTTCTTTCACAGAAGCACCACGCTCCAGACTAGACTTTTTCTCTGAAAAATCAATCGC